AAGATACTGTTGTAGAGAAATCTGACGGTTCTTCTGAAGCTGAATTTGTTTGCACAGAATTAGCTGATGTGTCAGAAGAAGATGCTATGGTTGGTGGGATAGTACACGGTGCAGTATATGCAGATAGACTTCCCAACTATGATTCATTAGTTGATGAAGATTTACCACAAATCGCATTTGAATAAATAAGTATAAAAATTAAGGAGTGAAATGTAATGCCTAAAACAAAACTGATTGACACTATCGAAAATGAATTCGGTATAAATTATACTGGATTTTTGCAGGAGATTGACGAACCTGAGATTTATATAGGATCACGCTTTTTGCCCGTGGTTGAGGAATATGATTATGATTGGGTATATCATATTTTTGATAATACAACTGCTATGGCTAAGATGATTTCTAGAGCTGATGGAGAAGCACCTATTGTTGGTGGACCAGCTGTTAAAAAGGTAGCAGGTTCTGTTGCTCCCTTCGGCCAGAAATTTGAAGTTAATAAATCCCTTTTAAATAAGATATTCAACCCTAGAAATGATAATGAATTAAAGAATAATTTAAGACAGATATTAGATGAATCAGCAAGAAATATAAGGTCTGCTCAATCAAGGCGTGAGTGGTTACGCTGGCAGGTATTGGCAAAAGGTAAAATCACCTTTGAAGATGGAGATAGTAATACAACTCTATCAGTAGATTTTGGTGTACCAGATGATCACAATATTGAATCTGGAGATCTTGAAGGTGATGCTTGGGATGCTTCTACGCCCAAACCATTAAGTGATATTATAGGAGCTTGTGAAACTTATTATACAACTAACAATATAATGCCTGATGCTATTTTGATGAGAAGGGCTCAAGTTAAACAGCTCACAGGATCAACTGAAGTAGCAAGTGAATTTTCTGATAATGCAACTCGAATTTCGCTGAACATGGTTAATGATTATTTAGCTAGTTTGGGTTATCCAGAAATTGAAGCTTATGATGTCTATGTGAAAACAGAGGATTCTGATGGCAGGCCTACAGTTAGCGAATACTTAATTCCTGCTGGTAGAGTTATATTGGCTCAAGAATCAACAGGTCAGCAAGTTGAAGATGTTGGTAGGTTAGTGATGGGTCCTGTCGCAGAAAATAATTTCAATCCGGGTATATTTACAACTATCTATGAAGAAAATGATCCTAGAAAATACTGGCACTTTATGAAAGCAGAGATGTGGCCGGCTGTTTATAATCCAGAAAAAGTTTTATATCTTGATGTTACTGCTTAATGTTGACTTCAGCCCTCACTGAAAAGTGGGGGCCTCCTTTTAAATAGATAGAAAAGAATAGGTTGTGATTATATATGCTTAATGAAGCTGAAGATTATTTTAATAAAAGACTATGGACAGATGAATGGGATAATGCTAGTGATTCTAAAAAAGAAACTGCTTTAGCTCACGCTCAAAGAGAAATAGATACTTTGGGTTTTAGTCAAAAATTAGATACTGAAGATTATAAAAGAGCTATATTTGAGCAAACTATATTCCTAATTAATCTAAAAGATGAAGATTTAAAGCGTATTAATCTGCAGTCGCAAGGTGTTACTCAAATAAATATTAATCAAGCAATTAGTGAAACTTATATTTTAAATGGAATAGCTTATGCCCCTTTCATAAAGCAAATTCAGCAGAAATACAATTATCAAGTCGGTGATTTGATATGATAAAAACTTATTTTAATGCTGTAGCAAAATCTATAAAAAAGAAAGTAGATGAAGATGGTTATACCGATCCTGTATTAGAAGAAATTGCTACCGATGTAGAATGTAGAAAATTGCAAGTAGATAAACTAAAACAAGATGATAAAGGAAATGAGCTAAAATCATCTATAGAGGTATGGTTGCCAGAAAATATTGATAGACTTCCAGCACAGAGTGAAATAGTATTTGATAAAAAAAAATATAAAGTAATATCATCAAAATTTGCTACTGGAATAACAGACAAAATATTTCAGAGGGTGCATTTAGAATGAGTGAAGAATCATTAATTGAAATAGATACAAAAAGTATGCAGAAAGATATTAAAAAAGTACAGAAGGCATTAGAAAAAGCAGAAAAAGAAGCTATTAAAGCTGTACAAGATGAAATGATTGCAATAACTTTTGATCTTTTAGGTGAAGGAATGAGAAGAGCTCCTGTCGCCGAAGGATTTTTAAGAGGTTCGGGAATTGCTAAAATAAATGAGCAGCAAACAGCCCATACTGAATCAAGTGGTGGTGGTAATGCGACTATCCAGCGTGATATGAAAAGTATGACTTTGCAAAAGTTAATAAATGAATTTATCGGTGAAGTAGCTTTCACAGCTGTATATGCCACCGTTCAACACGAAAGTCAAGAATTTAATCACCCTCACGGTGGAGAAGCTAAATATCTTGAAAATCCTTTAAAAGAAAAACAACAAAGGTATATTAAAGGCATAGCAAGTGCAGTTGATAGGACACTAGATAAAGGGGGTAAAATATAAATGTCTTTTTGTAGAGAAGTTATAAACGAGCTTGAAAATGAAGGCATAGGAGTTTTTGGTGATGATATATTTTTAGGAACCAGTCCTCAAAAATCTGGTGTTCAATTAACCGTTTATGATACAGGTGGAAATCCTCCAAGAAAAGATAATACAAAATTATTGACATTTCAATTTATGTCTAAAGCAGAAAAATATGTTGACGCTGAAGATTTAATAAAAGTTGCTGATGAAGTGGTTAGAGAAAGATATTATTGCTTTTTCGGTGATTATTTAGTTTTGTTGTTAGAAGCTAGAGGTGAGCCGGGAAGTATTGGCAGAGATGAAAATGAAAGACATATGTTCAGCTCAAATTACAATGCAAGAATCAGAAAAATAAATTATTAGATTAGAGAGGTGAAATATAATGGTTACTAGAGCAGTCAGAAATCCTGGAAACTTTACGGTCGGAGCGTCTGATGTATATGTAGGTGATTATGGAGATGCAAAAGGTGATTCTAGAGATGTAGGGATCACTCAAGGCGGTGTAAGTTATAGTCAAGAAGTGGAATTTAGAGAGTTTGATGACGCTGATCAATATTTAGGTGTAGTCGGATTAGCAAAGATAGGTGAACGATTAGAAGTCACTTTTGCTATGAAAGAAAATGTTTTAGAAAATATGAAATTAGCTTGGGGTTTGACAGCTGATCAAATCAGCGAAGGTGATAATACTGTATATTTTGGTGGAGATGCTACAGTAGAATATAAGACATTATATGTTGATGGTGTTGCACCCGGTGGAGGTACTGCTAATTATACCTTCTGGAAGGCATATCCTATCTCGGCTTCCGAAGTTGAATTAACAAAGGATGAAAATACAATTTTTGAAGTAACAATGTTAATCATTGAAGATACCACTAAAACAGCTAAACAAAGATTAGGTCAGAGAATAGACACTTATGATGATGAAACTGCACCTTCCGTTGACAGTATAACACCTGTTGATGAAGGAACGGATATTGCAGTTGATACTACAATTGAATGGACTTTCAGCGAAGATATACAGCAAAGAGATATCACTACTGGTAATTTCAATGTTACAGATGCAACTGGTGCAGAAATTGCTGGAACGTTATCTTATAGTTCAAGCAGTTTTGTAGTAACATTTACACCTGATGCTAATCTTGCTAATGACACATTGCACTTAACTTTTGTATCGGGTGAAGTAAGAGATATGGCTGGAAATGCTATGGGAGATAATCATAGGACCAGCTTCACTACTGTTGCAGGAACTTAATGATAAATAAAAAAGCGTGGGGGAATTAATCTTCCACGCTTCAATATAAGGGAGGTTTGTTTATGAGCAAAACTGATGATGTTTTATTGTTAGAAAAAAGAGAAGTTATAGTAGGAGAAGAAACCTTTGAAATAAAACCTTTAGTCCGTGCAAAATATGGGAAATTAATTAATATATTCGCTGAAATGTTTTTAAATTTAGAAGAAGAATTTCTAGAAAATATTGAAAATCATATTAGTGAATTAATTACAATATTAAGTGATGAAGCTTTAATAGAATTATATAAAGTGGTTTTAGATAAAGATGAAAAATGGATTAATAACAATATGACACTATCTCAAGAAGTAGAATTATTTACAGTTATATTTGAATTAAATGATGTTGAGGCAATCATTGAAAATTTTACGATAATAGTCCAGAAGGTGAAGAAAAAGCGTCAGAAGAAGAATCGTCAGAAGAAACAATAACAGAATTTGCAGTTATCGAGAAGATAGCATCTGTATATTGCATAACACCTGAAAAAGTTATCTGGACTTATACAAAAAAACAGATTGAAGAAATATTTAAAGCTATACAGGACAGAGAAATTAAGGAAATAAATCGTACTTATAATATGATTCGTGCTTCAATGTCTAGTGATGCACCAGATAAATTTATTTCAAAGAAAAAATCTATTAAAAAAGAAAAATCATTAGAAAATATAGGTGTCGGGTCTGATGAAAAAATGAAAAATCATAATCCCAACTTGAAGGTTGAAGATTAGGGGGTGAATAGTTTGGCATATAATGCTGGAACGGTACTAACAAAATTCACAGCAGGTATTAAGAATTTCAAACAGGGTGTAAAAACTATTAAAAAAGATTTAAATGGGCTATCAACTAAAGTTAGTAATGTAGGTAATAAAATGAAATCAGCTGGTTCAAAAATGACAAAAGGTGTGTCCGTACCATTGGCAGCTGTTGCTGGGGCAGCAATAAAGTTTGGTACAGATTTTGAAGATGCTATGACAAAATCCACCTCTATTATGGGTGAATTATCAGACGAAATGAAGAAAAAGATGTCTGATGTGGCAAGGACAGTTGGGACTACAACAGATAAATCTGCAAAAGAGGCAGCGGAAAGTTATTACTATTTAGCTTCAGCTGGTTTGGATGCAACAGAATCAATGGAAGCATTACCAAAAGTTGCCCAATTTGCTACAGCTGGTAATTTTGATATGGCTACTGCTACAGATCTGTTAACTGATGCTCAAAGTGCTCTAGGTTTGACAGTTGATGATACTGCTCAAAATATGAAAAATATGGAACATGTATCTGATGTCTTAGTTAAAGCAAATAAACTTGCTAATGCTAGCGTGGAGCAGTTTTCTTCAGCACTAACAAACAAGGCAGCCGCCTCATTGAGATCTTATAACAAAGATGTAGAAGAAGGTACTGCTGTTTTAGCAGTATTCGCTGATCAAGGACTTAAAGGCCAAAGAGCTGGTAATACTTTAGCCCGAATGTTTGATTATTTAAGTGATTCACAACAGAAAAATGCAGGAGTATGGGAAAAGAATAATATGACAATTTATGATTCTGAAGGCAATATGAAAAATATGGCAGATATTGTTGAAATGTTAGAAGGAAAAATGAAAGGACTTTCTGATGAGGAAAAAACAGCTTTACTATCTAAATTAGGTTTCAATTCTGAAACCCAAAAAACCATAAAGTTATTAATGGGTACATCAGGTCAGATTAGAGAATATGAAGAAGGTTTAAGAAATGCTGGTGGAACTACTGAAGAAGTCGCTAATAAGCAAATGCAATCAATGAAGGAGCAGTTAGGATTAATCAAAGATGGATTAGTTGATGCTGCCCTATCAATCTATGAAATGTTAAAGCCGGCAATAAAAGAGGTATTTCTCCCTTTGCTACAATCAGCCGTAAAAAAGATTAGAGCAGTAGCTGATTGGTTTGGCAATCTATCAAAACCTATGCAGAAAACGATAGGTGTGTTAGTAGCATTAGCTATTGCTATAGGTCCGGTATTAATGGCAGTAGGTGCATTTTCAACACTAATCGGACCTATAATTCCTACTATCGTAGCTATTGGAACAGCTATTATGTCATTAGGTGCTGGTCCTCTTGTTCTTATAGTAGGTGCTATTATTGCTGTTATAGCAATTTTCAAAAAGTGGCATAAAGAGATCTTTGCTTTTATGAAATTCCTATATGATGTATTTATTGCTTCTTTCTTAAAACTTCCTGAATATTTCCCTCAAATCTGGGGTGATATTAAAGATATTACTTCAAAAGCATTAAAA